CGCTATGAATCTCTGAAGATGGCAGACAATCGCGCTGAGATTGAACAGTTGGTTCGTGCGGAAATCATTCAGTCTCTGGCGGCTGAAAAGCTTGACGGTCAAATTGATGTGTCACAGGTTCTCGTTCGTTCGATCACTCCTGCTAAGAACATTGTTCAGTCGGCAAACCTCCTGGTTCAGGCTCAGAACGAGCGTAAGCGTAAGGAAGTTGAAGTTCAGACTGCAAAGTTGGAAGCCGAGCGTATCGCAGCTCTGAACGCCAATGCTGGTGCTACCAAGTATATGGAAGCAACTGCCATCGTTACGATCGCTGAAGCTGTCAAGGAAGGCAAGGTCAATACGATCGTTATTCCTTATGATTTCCGCGGCATTGTCAACGTAAAGTAAAATGCTAGAAACTATCTCAGAACTTTTCAACGAAGCCTATAAGCGGAACTGGATCACTGCCCGAGATGGCAATGCCAGTATCCGCTGGGCGGACCGTGACCACTTTTACATTACACCAAGTGGTATTCGTAAACAGACTCTTCAACCAGAAATGTTTAAGAAGATCTGTGTCAATACTCAAGAAGAACTTCCCTATACAGATCTGAGTTCCAATTTGCGGCCGAGTGGGGAGATTCCTCTTCACTATGGTCTTCAAAAAAAGATCAATACAGAAGTTCGTGTTGTTCTTCATATGCACCCAACCTATACGGTTGCAGCCATGTACCGAGGTATCGGATTGGCCACTCTCGTTAGACAATTCCCTGAGCTTGGTCGATACACCAATGTGGGCTTTAATGTTCCAAATGTGCCACCAATCAGCCAAGAATTGGCAGATAAGACTCTACCAGCCCTTGGTGTGACGTTCGAAGGCGCTGTGGTTACTCACATCGTTGGTATTGACCGTCACGGTGTGGTCGCTGTTGATACATCGCCGTGGAGAGCCTTTGAACACATCGAACGACTTGAGCATATCTGCAAGATCGTGCTCACCAGCGGGGTGTGACATGATGTAACAATCGGCGTAGTAGAGGGCTTCCGATCCTATATACTCTGAAAAGCATATAGGACATATCATGAAGCTTACTACTACGCTAATTGTTGTTGCAGCACTTACGTCTTGGGGTGCTCCTTCAAATAATCTAGCCCCAGACGGCTATGAGTTTGTTGGAAAAGAATTCAATAATCTTGATACGAAAATTGAGTTTGTAGTACATCCATCATATACAGACTTAAGACAATCTGCAAAAGATATCGGCGTTAAAAACTATAAAAAGGTGAAAGCCTTTTCTACACTTCACAGGCCAGATTACAAAAGATGTGTCGTTCACATCGTAGATCCCGATGCAGTTTATGCTCCAGAATATATCGGACATGAGATTACACATTGCATCTATGGTCGTTGGCATGATAGACCTATTGTTATGGCGGCTCAAAAAAAGTAGTTTACTTAATTTCCTCGCCATGGTATAACTAAACCATAAGGAAAGGTTGAATTTTATATGATGTATCCTGAAATCTACAAGACCGACAGCAAGGGCAAGGTCCGTATCTGGTATATGGAACGTGACGGCGACAAATACCGCACTTGGGACGGAACTCAGGGCGGAAAGATCAAGTCGTCAGAATGGCGTCTTGCTATTCCTACTAATGTTGGCCGTGCAAACGAACGTGATGGCGAAGCTCAGGCTCAATTTGAAATTGATGCTCTGTACAAGAAGAAGCTCGAGAAGGATTATCATCCGACTCTTAAAGCCGCTCAGTCGGGTGGCGCTCATATCTTCGAAGCCATGCTTGCCGAAAAGTATAAGGACTTCCAACCTGGTTTTGCTCAACCGAAGCTTGACGGCTTCCGTTGCATTGTAAATCGCCATGGTATGTGGAGTCGCCAGGGCAAGCCATTCGTTTCCAGTCCTCATATCATGGAAGCTCTGGCGCCATTGTTCGAGGCTAATCCGGATCTGATCTTGGATGGTGAACTTTATAATCATGAGCTCCGTGATAACTTTGATGAGATCCAGAGTCTGATTACGATTAAGAGTGATAAGAGTCTTACTGAAGAACATTACGCTAAGACTCGCGAGATGGTGCAATATCACGTTTATGATATCCCTTCTTATAAGGGTGTGTTTGAGGAGCGTTGGGAGCATCTGTCAGAGTTCGTTCTTTCAATGCTCGAAGCGATCAGTATCATTGATCCTATTCAAATTGTTGAAACTCGTCGTATCGAATCCGAAGACCAGTTCGATGTCCTCCACGGTGAGTGGCTCGAACAGGGTTACGAAGGTTCCATGTGGCGTAACAACACGCCTTATGAGAATCGGCGGACTAAGAACCTGCTGAAGCGCAAGGACTTCGTTGACGAAGAATTCGAAGTTGTGGCAATTGAAGAAGGACAAGGTAACTGGGCCGGAGTGGCCAAGCGAGTGACCTGCCGCCTTCCGGACGGTCGTACCTTTGGCGCTGGCATCAAGGGAACCCGTGAGCGTGGCATTGAATTGCTCCATGAAAAGCATCACATTGTCACCATTAAATATTTTCAGTTGACTCCAGACGGCATCCCTCGTTTTGGTGTTGCTACTAAATTTCATGGTGATAAACGCGAGTTTTGAGTATAAATAAACCGAGCCAATGGCTCATAACATAGGAAGGGAGTCTTCTATGAGTAAATATGATCTTATCGTTTTCGTTGGGCGCTTTCAGCCCTTTTCAGAACATCACAAAGAAATTATCCGCCGAGCGAAGGAACAAACCGACCGTCTTTTGATTGTTGTTGGTTCTTCATTTACTCGGCGCACTACGCGTAATCCTCTTACGTGGGAAGAACGAGAATCAATGATCCAAGAGTTCGTTGATAAAGAATATAGTTCTCGTGCGTTTGAGATTGCGGTTGTTCCTCAACGGGATCGTTTATACAATGATACTGCTTGGTCAGTAGACATTTCGCGCAAGGTAAGCGCCGAACTGAGTGCTCTTGCTTTGGAACGCGGTTGGTATTCACCTGGTGCCAAAGACTTCAAGGTTGGTATTATCGGACACAAGAAGGATGAGACCACTACTCACCTTGATATGTTCCCACAGTACGACTTGATCGATGTGGGATACATTGATGCTCCAAGTGCATCAGAGATCCGCCAAAAGATTTTTGATGCTACAGAAAACCGTGGCACCGCCGTCATTATTGATACTATTAAAAAGGAACTGCATGTACCTTATACTGTAGCCAGGTCGCTTTTAAATATGTACATGGAGGAAACTGCATATCGGCGGCTATGGGGTGAAGGTCCATTCCTGACTGCTGATGCTGTAGTTCAAGTTGGCGATCATGTTCTTCTTATTGAACGCGGTGACGGTGGTGGATGGGCACTTCCAGGTGGGTTCTTAAATAAGAATGAAACATTTATTCAAGGCGCTATCCGTGAACTGAAGGAAGAGACTCGACTCAAGGTTCCGATTCCCGTCTTAAAGGGCTCGTTGAAGAACCGCCGAGTCTTTGATGATCCTCACCGGTCAACTCGAGCTCGTATTGTTACCGAGGCTTTCCACTTTCATCTGGTATCAGATACCTCACTTCCTGAGGTTCGTGGATCTGATGATGCCAAGAAAGCATTCTGGTGCCCTATCGCAGAACTTCAAATGAACGAAGAAAAGTTCTTCGATGATCACTCACATATTCTTCGTTATTTCCTTGGAATTTAATTAACAATCAACTGAAGGGAGTCTTCAATGTTTAATCTACCTATTATCTTTAATACCGACAGCTACAAGTTCAGCCACTATCTCGGTTACCCGCCGGGCACAACAGAGATTTACAGCTATGCTGAATCTCGTGGTGGCGACTACCGTGATGTTGTAGTCATGGGCATGTCCGCAGTAGTCAAGCTTCTGCTTGATTTTAAAATTACTGAAGCCGACATCCAGAAAGCTGCAACCTTTTCTCAAGCACACGGTGTGCCGTTTAACATTAGTGGTTGGTACAATCTGTTCAAGAAGTATGCGACTCTGCGCTACTTGAACTCTCACAATGGCGACTATGAACTGGTTCTCTCTAAGCTTCCAGTTCGTATTGAAGGTCTGCCTGATGGTACTGTGACACGTACTCGGGAACCTTTGTTTGCCGTGTACAATACCGATCCAGAGTTCCCGTGGTTGACTTCGTATCTTGAGACTGCTCTGCTTCGTGTGTGGTATCCTATTACCGTCGCAAGCCGAGTCTTCTCAATGAGGCAGAAGCTTCAGTCGGTCTTTAATCAGACTGGTGGATCGGATGATTTTGCCATTCTTGATTTCGGCAGCCGCGGTACAACTTCGACTGAGAGTTCTGCTCTTGGCGGTCTTGGTCACTTGGCATCGTTTGTTGGTTCTGATAACTTGCCGGCAGTTTACCTTGCCCAGCAGGTTTATGACTCTTCGATGCCCGCGTACTCGGTCTCTGCTACTGAGCACAGTATTATGACTGCATGGCAGCCTCAGAATGAGCTTGAGTCGTTTGAATATCTTATCGAGAATATGGCCCCAGAAGGTGGAATCCTTTCTGTGGTTTCCGACTCTTGGGATATCTATGCTGCCACAGATAAGTGGATTTCACTCAAGGAAAAGATCCGTAATAAGAAGGTAAAGCTTGTTGTTCGTCCGGACTCTGGTGAAATGAAGGAAGTCCTTCCTGAGGTTCTCGAGAGGCTTGAGAAAGGTTTCGGCTATACCACTAATGAACTTGGCTATAAGGTCCTAAATGATGTCTCAGTCCTTTGGGGTGATGGTATCAATGAGCACACCGTAGCTGACCCGTTTCTGATCGCTAAGTACATGGGCATTTCAGCGGCCAGTGTTATGACGGGATCTGGCGGAGGACTGCTACAGCGTCACCTAGACCGTGATACGATGAAGTTTGCTTTCAAGGCCAGTAACGCGATTGTGAATGGCGAAAGCATTCCTATTGCAAAGCAGCCTATTACCGATCCCGGTAAGATGAGCAAGAAGGGTAAGTTCAAGTTCCCACATGTCTACTATGACAATGGTGTGTTTGGTAAGACAATCAAGCTTGATGATATTCGTAAGAACATCACGGATAAATTGAGTCTATAACTTAACGGTTTACTTATTTCTTGTACTGTGGTATGGTAGACATAATAGGAAGGTGACTAATATGAATCGTTACATCACTATATGGCGAAAGCCTCCTGCCGAAGGTTCCATCCTTGACTGGGATTTTTATGTGTCCTTTACTTCTGATGAGGCGACCAAAGTGGTAAAAAACCTTGAAACTCGAGGTGTAAGGGAATATACCACATACAAGGTAGAAGAAGAGTTACCTGAATTGTCACGCAAATTTAGTTAGGGTAAGGTTAATGCAGCATATTTATTTTCGCGATGAAAATTTAACACATAGACCAGAAGTCATCGAGAAAATTGCTTCACTGAATGCAAAAACTGTACTTGATGTTGGCGGTTCCTGGAATAGCTACTTGGGTCCGTTGATAACCCATATGTTTGATCTTCATGATCCAAACCGACCTGATGTGCATTGGTTTCAGGGTTCGATTAACTCATATGAGGGATGGAAACCGATTCTTGATTATGTGGAAAAGAATGGGAAATTTGATTTTGTAAATTGTACTCATACGTTAGAAGATTTGGCTTACCCTGAAGCTGCGCTACGTTACCTACCTCAAGTAGCAAAAGCTGGATTCATAGCGGTACCTTCAAAATATTGGGAACTTGAACGCCGACAAATTTTTAGAGGCGGACATCATCATAGATGGATTTTTGATTCCCGTGATGGTGTTCTTACCGCATGGCCAAAGATAAATCTAATCGAATATATGATACCATATAATGAGATTCAAGATCAGATAGACAAAAATTGTAAAAAAGAACTTCGAATGTTTTGGGAAGACACTATTGAATGGAAGATTATTAACAATGATTATCTTGGCCCAACATTCGAAGATGTTGTAAACTACTATCATAATTTAATTTTCGATAAATAGAATATCAGTTGTTGACGTAGACTGAAAGATTCCGAGGACGCGGGGGCAGTACCCGCCACCTCCACCATAGATACACTATCCTACCCAAGGGATTCTCAGCAGGGTTGGAAGGACTGAGGCGCGAAGAATGGATGGCCTAATGGCTGGGCACACGGGGACGCCGTGGCAAGATTGGTTCAACTCCAATTCCATGTCTTGTAGTGTATCTATGATGGGGGTGAACTAGATTCGACTGGGATTGCATAGGAAAGCCGAGACTGATTCGCTGGCCGAGTGGCCGAAAAACATAACCGTCGCATCTAACGATAACGACATTGTTAATTACGCACTAGCTGCTTAATCTAACATGAGCTTTGCTGGTTGAGCTTTGAAACAGAATCAACCAGTATAATTTCTCAATTTCATTTTACATGAATTACTACAAGTCTTTTTTGATTGAATCCGTGTTTTAATTGCATTTTGGCATATTGGACAATTAAATTCCCTTAAAGGGTGTTTAACTTTACTTTGTGAAATTTTTAAATTTCTTTCTTTTGTATAAGGTTGAACTCCCGAAAGACCTTTATTCCAAGCAGTTCGTGATTTGCCTTTATTGGCACTACCATTACCGCCAGAAGATTGTTTCTTCTGATTGTAATATTTTACAGTTTTATTGTAAATGTTTGGAGTCCAATATAACTCTTTATCGTGGATCAGGTTTAACCAGCGCTGCTCGGCCTCACGGAGAACTTTATTATCTCCATTTACATATTCAAGAATTTTTAATTTAAATGTCTCAGGCCGCTTTCGATATGCTCTAAGCATCATTTTATTAGAGCATATGTATGAGTCTTCTACTTTACCTTTGTGGCCGCCGAGATAAAAAAGCTTCGCTCTGGTATCGTACCAAAGATAGATATAGCCGGTATAAATAGTCATGCTGATTCTCCTAACTAGAATTAGAGTCAGTGGGACTGCCATCCGTGACTGACAATCTATTTATACTTTGTTGCATATGGAGAGATGGCACTGGCTGCCTGATTTTCCTGGGCCCGGCGGAGCCTTGGAACAGAATCCGGCAATCTTTCTGTATAAATACTATTGTCCATTACGGACATACACATACACACAGAAAGGTAATACTATGACTAATGATACACCATATCTCCTACGTATGGAGATGATTAAACTCGCTCAGCAAAGAGCTTCAGAGCAATATTTCCAAAATTGGAACAATGCAGCCGAAAAGGCTCGCATCAATGAATCTGCTCAATATCTTTCCGAGGTTCCAGAATACCCATCGGTTGATATGATCCTCGAAGAGGCAAAGAAATTTAAGTCTTTTGTAGATAAAGGCTAATCCTTAAGGCCGGCCGGAGCCCGGAAACAAATCCGGCACCTATCCTTATAGTTTGTGATAATGAAATGTAATAATGAACCTACAAGTATTTTATCATCTTTATATACCACCAAATGAATTTTCTGTAAATTGGATTTGGTGGGTAGATTCTCAATTGAAGCTTATTATTGATTCTAATCTTCATAAGTATTCAAATGTAAATATGTGCATCACTATGCCAAAGTCATGGGCGCATTATAATAACATTCCTTACCTTAAAGTAAGTGATGGAAATCCTTGTACATTTGAACAATATGTAGTAGATTATATTAATTTAAGATATCCATTCGTAAAAATCTTAGATGTAAGAGACACCCTGGAAGAAAACATCTTTGAAGGGCAAACTCTAGATAAGTTAAAAGAATTCTGTGATCAAGATAAAAATGATTCCTTTATTCTTTATTTCCATTCAAAAGGTTCCTCAACCTCACTTGGCCCTAGTGTCATACACAGAAAGGCCTGGAAAGATTTTGTAGATCACCATGTGATTTACGATTGGAAAAATTGTTTAAAACATCTTTTTGATAATGATGTAGTTGGGGTTTCGGATTTATCCACTGCCAATGTTGCAGATTTTAGGAGACGAACATCGGCAAATTATTGGTGGACTAAATCTTCCTATGTTAAGACACTACCAAATCCTATACTTTCTAGCAAGTACATGTATCCCTATACTCCTGAACTTTTTGAAGGTAATTCTGGATATAGAAATGCATTTGAATTTTGGGTTCATATAAAATTTCCCAAACTACATTATGTTTCACACTTTAATTCTGATATAGTATCACCGTTCTTTAATGAATTACATTTTTTAGATCTTAACACATAATTGATTTTACTTAATTTCCACCTAATATATAATGAACTATAATACCGGAGGCATTTCCTCCGTTTACTCTTACAAAAAGCTTCAAGTCCAAAGTGGCTAAGAAAGCGGAATATCCGACTCAAACTGTAGGATATTTCCACCGACGAAAACACAGAACGATTTGCATTCCTAAGGTAAGAGAGGAATGGATGAAAGATACTCTTAATTTGTATCTTTTGTAGTCTAAAGATCTCTCTACAGATCTTTTCAGAGTCTTTTAGACCGAATCGTTAGACTGAAGAGGTACAAATGTCAATTTATAAAACGCTCATCGTTGCGATGACTGCTCTGTCGCTGACTGCTTGTTCGACAGAAGCCCAAATAAATCATAATACAAACGATGTTGTGATATTAAAGTCTGAACTGAGTTCTTTCGATAAGAAACAAATCCAGTGCTTGACTGATAATGCTTATTTCGAGGCTGGTAACCAAACCTTTAAGGGTATGGTCGCAGTGACTCAAGTTGTTCTGAATCGAACAAAAGATGAACGATTCCCCTCGACTCCATGTGCAGTCGTTAAACAGAAGTCCCGAGGACTCTGCCAATTCTCTTGGACCTGCGTAAAGCAAAGAATTCTTTACCCAGAGAATTATGAAAAGGCAAAACAAGTTGCAAAACATGTTTACATAAATAATGTTCCTGATATAACTAATGGTGCGGTATATTATCACGCAACTTATATCAAACCCACCTGGTTCCGTAAGCTGAAAAGAACCGTCATCATCGGACAACATATCTTTTATAAGGACCACAAATGGAAGTAGAAACTATCTTGGCCAAGCGTAGTCATGAGGCTTTCTTTCAAGAGATTGACCGTCTTGTGACTAGTATGAAGGTTGATTACATTGATGCCGTGGTTTACTATTGTGAACAGAATGGCATTGAAGTTGAAACAGCTGCGACTATTATTAAGGCTAATCCCAAGTTTAAGTTAAAGGTTCAATGTTCTGCGGAGGATCTGAATTTTATGCCTAAGCGGGCTAAGTTGCCGATTTGATATGACTGCGTTTCAGGCTTATACCAAATATCTAGCCTACAAGATGCATTTTAATCAAGAAGGCTATGACATCATTAAATATAATGGAAAGGTGAAGGCGGACTCAACTTCGTTTGATACTCGTAGCGATAAGTATATGTTTCATAAGTTATCAAAGGTAAAAGATCTTGATAACTTCTTGATTTCAAATATGCTCGAGGATCCTAAGGTCTGGGTTGGCTCACTCTTTGAGGATAAATGTAAGCATGTTTACACACAACATCTGAAGCGAACACAAGCGCTTACCTATACATTTAAAAATGATTTAAAGAAATTGAACGAGGATTTTGATTCCAATTTTAAACCAGTTGGAGGCAATCATCCACCATTGTTCAAACTCTATCGTCAAGGTGAAGTCTCACTCGAGACATTGATTATTCTTGACGATTTACTCGGTTACACAAAACTCTGGAATCAAAGGATTCAAGATCCAATTTTGTGGCCATCGGCACGAATGAAGATGGTAAAGTATAAACCATTTGTAACATTCGACCGAAAAAATATGCTTGAGATTGTCAAATCTCAGTATATATAGTATGTGGTTCGCCACATATACATCGCATAAACCGCATAAACCGCAATACGAAAGGAACTACATATGTCGCTATCTGAACTCCGTAAAAAGTCTGCTTCCAACTTTGATAAGCTCACGAAGCAGCTCAACACTCTTAATACAAATAATTCGAAGGATTCCAACGACGACCTGTTTTGGAAGCCGAGTGTTGATAAGGCTGGGAACGGTTATTCCGTTATTCGATTCATCCCGCCACAGAATGAAGACATTCCATTTGTTCGTATCTATGACCATGGCTTTCAAGGCACTGGTGGATGGTACATTGAAAAGTCACTCACCACAATCGGTAAGAACGATCCTGTTGGTGAACTGAATAGCAAACTCTGGAACTCTGGCGATCAGGAAACTGCTCGTAAGCAGAAGCGCCGCCTCAGCTATTACAGCAATATCTACATTGTAAAGGATCCTGCCAATCCTGCCAATGAAGGTAAGGTTTTCCTCTTCAAGTACGGCAAGAAAATCTTTGACAAGATCAACGATGTGATTAATCCTGAGTTTGAAGATGAAAAGCCTGTGAACCCATTCGACCTTTGGGAGGGTGCTAACTTCCGTCTCAAGATTCGTACGGTTGAGTCCTATAGGAACTATGATAAGTCCGAGTTCGAGGCTCCTGCCCCACTTAGCGACGATGATGACGAACTTGAGCGTATTTACAAGCAGACGCATTCGCTGCAACAATTCCTTGATCCGAAGAACTTCAAGACCTATGAAGAACTTCAGACCAAGCTGAATAAGGTTCTTGGTCTTACATCCGCTTCCTCAGGTACTCGTAGCGCTTCGAAGATGATGGAAGACGAGGACGATATGTCTGAAACTCTAGCTACTCCAAAGAAGGAAGCCAAGCCTGCAGTTGAACCTGCTCCTTGGAAGACTGAAGAGGGCGACGATGATGACTACGCGTTCCTCAAGCGATTGGCTGAAGAGGACTAAGTCCTTTTAACTATATGATGATAAAAGAATGGAGGGGCTCACGTCCCTCCATTTTTATTTGTATATGCCAATTATCGGTAGAATAACCGTTCTGGTTTTTTCTTGCTTTTTTAATACCTGAGTTTTAGATTGAGTTAAAGCTGGATTGGTTTTAGGTTCTGGCATATTTGATCGACTAAATATACCCATCCATTCCTTTTGATAGGCTGTTACCACCTGAGGTGAAACGTCTTTATTTTCACCTTTAATATTTCCAGTATACCATGCAACAGGAACCTTACTCACATCCCCACGTGATAGTTTTAAAATTTCTTCAATTCTTCTATATGCTACGGCATCCTGAATTTCGCGAGGTGCATCCTTAGCCCGATCATATTCAGTTCCTATTCCATATCTCCGGGTAAGTCCTTGCCACGTACCGTCTAAAAATTGATATGCACCAGACCCGCTAGATCCTTGCTTATTTTCAATTGTATAATCACCCTGTGGTGTTCCAGACTCTTTAGTTCTAATAGTTTTAGCAATTGTCTCTATTAAATTATTTTGTGGTTTAGTAACGGTGGACTTATTTGCAGTCGAAGTTGTTTTGTTCACTAATGGTGAATGCACATCGGGATTTTCTTTAAAATAGCTTTCAGGATTAATAGGAGTTCCTAGCCCCGGCTTTCCGCCAACTCCATCACCTTTATCTTTTTTTCTTATTTCAAAGTGTAAGTGTGGCGCCAATGGATTCTTTTTCGTGCCGCCAGTATTTCCTGTTAAACCTATCAATTGGCCTTGGGAAACATTTTGGCCAACCTTAACTTCCATTTTAGAAAGATGCGCATAAGCTGATATAACATCATCATGCTCAATCACAACATAATTTCCATATCCTGTTGCTCGCCCAGCAAATGTTACCTTCCCGGATTTAATAGAATATACCGGTTTAGGTGTTTGCGCCCGAAGATCTGTACCTTCATGCGGCTTCGTCACCGCTTTTCCGTTAATTATGCGGGTGCGTTCAGGATTAAACTCACTAGTAACAACTATGCCAGCGCCAGCAAGTACTCCAGCCCCTGAAGCAATCTTTCCAGCTGTGCTTGCATCACTAGGTGTCGGTGGCCGAGGGCCACCTCTTCCGGGGACTGGAGGTTTAGCAGGTGCGGCTGGGGCTTGGCGGCCACCTCTTCCGGGGGCTGGTGGTCCAGGTCTCCCAGGCGGCGTTGGTCCAGGTTCATTCGGCGGCGTTGGTCCAGGTTCAGGTTTCTTCTTTTTAGGGTCAGCAGTAGACTTAGTTTTTATTAAGTCTGATAGATCTTTAATCTTTTTGTTAAGTTTTTCTATCGCACGCTTTTCACTTGCATAACCTTTAGCTTCGAGCTTTCTTAACGAACTAAGCTCTAATTGAAGCTCAGCATAATCTCTATCCCTTTCAAGAACGTATTCTTCTATTGATTCCTTATAGCTCTTAACACTATTTGTAATTGTTTCAAAATTAAATATAATCGTATCAAAGTATTCTTTTGTTTCAGTTTGAACTATTTTTTCGCCAACTGTTGCTTTGTCGGATTCATTTAACGAACACGTACATCCTGCTACAAGATCTACTAACTCTTGTAGTTCGGCTGAACTCATTCTTCTTAATAGTTGTTTCATGGATATAACTCTGATTCTAATATTCCGCCATTATAATTAGGATCCGGAACTTCGTTAACACCACTCATACCAAAATTCATCATAGTAGCTTTGAGCGGTTGCTGCGGTTGATTGCTGGATTGTCCTGCTATGATTGGACTTGCTACTTCCACCGTAGATTCACTCTTTTCTAATTCCTCAGTTTTAGCAAGAACACTTTGATTCAAATTTGAGGACGCTGAATCAATCGGCCTTTGTGTTTGAGGTGGTTGTGGCGTGATTGGAACAGGCTTAATTAATGCACGTGCAGGGGCAGTTGATGATATTTGAGTTTGTTTGACTGGAACCGATTTAGGCTTGTCAATTACTGGTTGTTCGACTGATCTTGTAACAGTATCATACGCTTTATCTGCTCCAAGTCCACCTAAAAAGTAACCAGCGGTACCAAAAAGTACACTGAGCACTGGAACCGCTACTGGGGCCGCGGGTCCAGTGAATCCACCAAGCACAGCACCAAGTTCTGCAGACGCTAAGCCGCCGGCAACACTACCACTCACACCTACACCAGCTTGGGTTAAACTCTGTCCTCCCAAAACAGTCCTGTTGCCAAAATCCATTAAAGCTCCGAAAGCACCAAGCGCTTTGGAACCAAGTCC